CAGAGTAAAACTAAATACAGTATAACCAGCAACCTTAGTTATCCAACTAAGGCGCTGACAGCTTTTTTAATTCTGTCAATGGTCCCACCTCGCTCTAGGGAAAGAGCGAAATCGTCACTGTAGTAATCCCAATCGAGGGACGCACACAGTGTCTTCCGGAATGAACCGGCATTTCCAAGATTCCTAACGGAAACCTGGCCGTTCCTTACATAACCACCCAAGTAACCTTGGCACACACCCGAAGGAGTATGCGCAAACCTACTACTTATTGTATCATCTTGGCAGATATCTGACTCAAGCGTTCGCGGTTTGTATAAAACTTTGAACCGTTTCGCACGAGCCTGATATGCCGTATAAATGACGCACCCACTCCACTTAGGAGAGAGGCCCATTAAACGGACCAAGGTTTTACTAATTGGGATACTAGTCCAACTAGCGGGAATACACGACCAGGGTATTTTTAGACCTGAAGATACATCAGCACTGAGAGGTACGAGCAAAAGCTCGGAAGTTAACCTCTCGCGCAACATGCGCAAAGTGCCAGGAATAGGAATACCTGAACGTGAACTCCACATTATAAGTCGATTAAGAGCGGAATAGATAGAGGGGTCGTCCTGAAGATCGGACAAATATACTCCTCTAACAAAAATCCCGTTGAGGTAATCACCTCCACAGGATTCTCTGAACTGAGAAGGGCTAGTAAAGCACTTACCCAGATTAAGAGTGAAGCCAAAACTTTGTAATGCATCGGTAACCTCGCGGTAAATGGAAGTGGGAACGATAATATCATCCCCATATACTCCACAATTTACCTCAGGGCCACGCCAGCAAAGTTTGGTGCCAGTTTCTCTGGCCACTCCGACGACGATCGCTAGGAAAATGAGTGTTTCAACGGCAAATGTATAACCGTTACCCATTGTTGAAAGCATTGGAAGACGTTGTACTTCGCCAGTAGTTAAAATTATACTATCTGAACGAAAGTTAAGTAAATACCACAGAAAAGCTCTGCAGTTTTTAAATAACATAACAACCAGCGCTAGAAAAACAGAATCACTTGCTCCGCTAAGATCGATGGTAGATACATCGCCATCTATAGATCCGCGCTTTGCAAGTATACGATTCCGACGCTGTTGGGTTTCTAAATCGAGCCCAATGGTCTTCAATCGTCTGGTAAGTATATGATGTACAGAAAGCTGGAATGCCATCGGCAAACTTGCTTCTGTTGCAATCATTCTACTTATCTCAGAATTTTTGAGAACGAATTGTTGTTTACTTCCTTCTACAACTTTTACTCCAAACTTAGAAC